TAAGGAAGTGATAATTTTTTCTCAAAATTTTCTAAATATATTTTATCAAATTCACATTGTTCATTCATGAAACTTTCAAACATTACACTATCGAATAACAATTTATCATCGGTAATGAATTGAATCTCAAACTCCTGATTAAACATACTTTTACCACCGATAAGAGCTGTTTGTTCTTCTTGCCAGTTAGTTATTCTAACTATATCTGGCAAAGGAACTATTTCGTTTATTCTTATTTGTCTAATGGTTTCTATATCACAGTTATCTCTTTTGGTCTTTTGATCATCTTCAAAAAATTTGATCAAATACCAATTCTCTCCATCTAATCTCTTAGCGTATATTTCATAACCTAGACCCTTTAATTGATCTAAAACTTCTTTTTGAGTTACTTTATACTGTCTCATTTTATGATCCAAGAATAACAATTTAGTATCTCGTCTACCTTTAACTTGATACCAGTAAACTCTCATTGCTTCATATTTATTCCATCTTGGGTCTTCTTTTGGTCTTTCACCATCTGTTAATAATTCCCAGAATAAATTATAACCATCAGGAGTTGATGTTATTATAATTTTAGAATTTTCTAATGATGCTACAGTTGGCACAACAGACCCATAATATTGACGAATGATATTATCTGGCACTTTTGCGAACTCATCTAGATATAACAAGTCAATAGTAAAACCAATAGATGGTTCTTTTGATCTCGCCTGGCTCTGCACTCTACTATTGTTCTCGAAAGCTATCTGTTTTTCATTCCAGTTAGTAACACCAGTCTTTAAGAAGAATGGTAACAATTTATAAATATCTTTAATTTTCCTGATAATTTCCTTAACAGTATCATGTTTGTTAGCTACAATCATCACACCCTTATCCTCATTAAACAAAACAAGATGTAATATAACGATGGAAGCTGAAACAGTATTTAGATTTAATATATCATTAGCATAATAACTATGTTCGTTTGAGTTTATTGATAAATCAAACATTGACACTTTACTACGAATTTTTCTAATTGATTTTACTTTTGAAGGACCTTTTTTCGTTAGAATTATATCATTTGTTGTTAGATCTTTAACAAACTTTATCATGTGTCCTTCACAGAATATGCTATGTATGTCTGCGCAATTAAGTTTTAGACCATTTTCCAATTCTATCTCGTGAACAGTGTAAGGTTGTGTTAGGTTTATCTCGTCTATTGGAACAAAACCATAATCTGTTTCTACCGATAGATTTTCTAAAGATAGTATATTGATAATCTTTTTTAAAGGATCGTCTTCATCAAACTTTGTGTCTTTATACTCTATTTTTTCAATAAATTCTAATAATTTATATATAACTCCTCTTAAAAACTTGCGCATAGAAATGCTTAATTTTTAAGTATATATTAATAAAATAAGGTCTATTTTTCTTATGGTGTATGAAAGTTACCTTCTGCTCTAATTAAGAAATCTTCCCAAGGTTCCCACGAGAACTGATCATCTTGTTTATTTCTTTGAAATTGCCATCCAAGCATTTGCATTGTCATGTTTCTACTGGAGCAATCATTGTAGATAATATTTAAATTGTTATCTTCTATATATTCTATAACTCTATATGTATCAAATATAGATGGAAGATAATGACCGCAATAGATTAATTTTTCATTAATTCCTTTTTTCTTTAAAGGTTCCAAGTTATCTTGATTTATTGTTAGTTCATGTAGATTTAGATAATCTAATCCTATTTCGTTTAATCTTGGTAGGACTGAAATGAGTTTATCTACCTGCCAGAATTCTGAAGGAACTTCAACACTTATTTTGTCAAATATTTTTTTACAGTAAACTAATTTTTCAATTATATCACTACTATAATTAGTGGCTGCTAGATCGAATCTTATTTCATTTATTCCAAGTTCTTTTAATTTCATGCACGATTCTTCTGTAACTAACACACCATTTGTGTAAATCCATTTGTATAAATTTAATATATCAAAATTTTTGTTTGTAAAATCAAGCCATTCATATACTTTGTCCAGATACATAAATGGTTCACCACCCGAAAATGATAAACCTGTTATTCTTGGATTTTTATATAATACTCTTTTAAAATCGTCCAGATTGTGTATATCATCGTTACCGCCATTAGCCCATATGAATTCTTCAACGCCGTGCCTTGATACTTGTGGGCAAGATGCACATTTAAGATTGCAACTAACTCCTATATAAATACAGATCCATTGTCCTGATTTACAAGCTAGACAACCTTCTGATAATTTTTTCCCTTTTGGCGTTATAGTAGCACCAAAGTCAGTTACTTCTATTTTATCTTTTATTCTTTCTCTTAGGGAGTCTGAAATGTTTCTAGCATCAATATATTCTATCATTTTAATTATTTATTTTTTCATCATATATAACAAATACTTCATCTAATTCACTTTTAAGATCTTCATCGATGTTATCAACAAGAATCTCTCTTATTTTTATATTTTTACTATCTAGTATAACTTTTTCTTGTTCTTTCTTCTCTCCAGTATAATAAACATTATTGAAATTGTTGTTATTTAGAAATATGTCAATCTTGTTTTTATATTCTTGTTTTTCTATTAACTCACTATTTATATGCAAGTCAATAAAATCCTTTGTTATTTTTATTTTATCTATATCTTCAATGTTTTTTATTATATATTCCACAAACCTGGGGCTAAACTTGTTTTCAATGAACTTTAATTTGTTATTTTTATCTACACAATAACCGATTTTTTCAACATTGTCTTTCGTTAATTGGAATAAAGAAATATTTTCAATTTCGTGATTCATTTCAACCACTTTAAAAGTTTGTTCTTTAAACAAATCGTAACAATAATCGTTGCCAAATATTCCTATTTTTGAATATTGTGCCAAGATATTTAATATGTTTTTAATATCGAGAAGCAATTGGAAATTTGTGTGTTTAGTATTATAGAATAAATCTCCACTAATAATAATATGATGTTCTTTAGATCCAGATTTTAATAATAATGGAATAAAGTTATCGTGAAAGAAATCTAATTGATATTTAGATAGTTTTGGGTGCCCAAATTTTACGTTATTTAGTATAAAAATCATAAACTATTTATATTGAAGATGAGTTAAAGTTTAAATAAAAAAACCGCATTTACGGTAATGCGGTCAACCAGAGCCTTCACTCCTCGAGCGATGCTAGATTTATTTTTTTACTCCTGATAATAAAGCTATCATACTATTTAGTAATTGTTTATGAACATTTTGTGGAATATTAGACACCACTGAAAAATTATCATTACCAGCTACTTTTATCTGTCCATAACCTTCATTAACCATACCATTTTTAGGAGTATTTTTCAAAAAATGACCAACTAATGCGTTCATAAACGGTTGAATTTCAAAAGCTTTATCGTTATTCCTTATGACATGAATTTCGTTTCCTTTTTCTGTTAATAGGTACCAGTATGTATCTTTAGATAGAAGTTTCTTTTCAAACATTTCTGTTATTTTGGAAAATTTGATATCTTTATAGTAGATTAATTTACCAATAGCTTTTATTTTTTCTATTGTTAAATCCACTTGATTATCTGGCGAATTTTTTTCCTCCTCTTCCTCTACTTCTTCTATAATAGTTTTCTTTTTTTGTTGTACTTTTTCAACAGGTTTTTGAGGAGTGGTTTCAGCACTCTCTGTAAATTTTTTTAGACTAGGGTTAATAGTTTTATTTTCAAATGCTCTATTTTTTGGATAATGTTCCGTAACATCATCTAAAGTCACTTTGATAGAAGAACCATTTTTTCCTTTTAGAAGGTAATAGTTTTCATATACAGCAGATACCTCGCCTCTTACCTCTCTATTGTTATAGATAGCAACAAGCATATCACCGTTCTTAATCGGATTAATATTCTCCAATGTAGGTGAATTGTCAACTTTTATGTTGGCTTGATATATACTATATAAGTCCTGCAATTCCATTTCTAAAAAGGTTTTAACCTTTTATCTTTATTTTTTATATAGCTTGTCCGCCACCTTGTTGTGCTGGTGGAATTTGGGCAGCTGTAGCTTGTGCTCCTTGTGGCACTTGAGCCTGCATTTGTGGCATTTGAGCTTGTGCACCTGGTTGTGCTTGTACACCTGGTTGTGTTTGTGGCAATTGAGCTTGAGCTTGAACAGGTTGTGTCTCATCTAAATCTTCTGTATCATTTTGAACTTGACCGCCTTGTGATTTTGCATATTGATCGCCCAATATTAAGTTAACTGGAAGATTTTCTATGCTGATATAGGAAGTGATAATATATTCTGCTATCTCTTCTGCTAATTCAACATCCGAATAGAATTGGCTAATATTTTTTCCACTCTCATCTTTTACTTTCTTTTTGAAAGCGTTAACTAGAGACATTGGAACATCAATTCTTTTTCTAACTCTGTAAAGATCGTCTACAGCTTGAACATTTTCAGTTACTTGTTTGTTGTTTCTTTTACCTTGAAACTCTCCAAATTCATATAAATTCGTTGTCATAATTTTTACTTATTTTTTATTGTATATATTAATATTTTTTTTTACTTTTTTAATATATCTACTTTATATATTAAATAAAAATATCATTATTTTTTGCCAAATCTCCAATGCCATATACTATAATGAACAGAAACACCTAAACTCCATCCAAATCTAGGATTAGCTAGATTATAATCTGTGTTTATACCAAATCCAATATATGGTCCAAATCCCCATTTTTTTGGTTTTTCTGGTGGTGGTGGTGGTTGTTTATCAATGAAGTATCCACCGTCTAAATCAATTAATTTTATTTTAGGAGACGGTGATATAGCAAAAACTTGATATCTGTCATCTAAATTTTTAAATCCGTATGTTATTCTAATTGTGGTTAAATTGGTGTCGAAGACAATTCTATCTGGTGTTA